TGGCGTAAAGATGCTGCACGGGTTCATTTTGAAAACGAGCGGCAAAAGTCCAAGCGTCTGCAAGTGATGAAGACCATGCAGGTCATGAATCGCTTCAAAGACAACAGGGTGTACTTCCCCGGCAATCTGGACTTCAGGGGGAGGTGGTACTACATACCTCACTATTGGCAACCACAAGGCCCATCGTGGACGAAGGCGACTCTGAGGTTCGACAGCGGGGCCAAGATCACGGATTCGGGTGCTAGATGGCTCTGGGTCAATGCGGCCAACAAGTGGGGCATGGATAAAGAATCCTTTAATGCTCGTCACAAGTGGACCGATGACAATATCGAGATGATCAAGGCGATTGGTAAGGAACCAACGTCAAATATGGACTGGACAAAAGCGGACGATCCATTCGGCTTTGTTGCGGCTTGTCACGAAATTTCAGAACTGCACTTGCAAGGCTCCTCGTTCCGCACTACGCTCCCGATCTCTCTTGACGCAACAACGCAGGGCTTGCAGATTTACTCCATGCTGCTTCGGGATCCAGTGTCCGCCTTGTCTACAAACGTGCTGCCGCACCACGAGCCATCTGATACTTATCAGTTGGTGGCTGATCGCGTTATTCAGAAACTCCAAGAGAGTTCTGACTCATACGCAAAGAAGTGGCTTGAGTTTGGCATCACCCGTTCATGTACAAAGCGGCAGACGATGACTCTGTGTTACGGCTCTACCTTCTACTCCTGTCAGTCATACACCGCAGAGTGGTTCTACAAGGAGTTGCAAGGAGGAAAAGAAAACCCGTTTGTCGATGAAACCTACGCACCGTGTAACTTCCTTGCTGGTCTGATTTGGGAAGCAATCAACGAAGTAGTAGGAGCAGCACACACTTGCATGGAGTGGCTGAGAGACTGTGCCAAAGTCATGCTCGAACACGATGTCACACCACGGTGGATGACACCGAATGGCTTTCCAGTCAAGATGCGTTACGAAAACTACGACTCACAAACTGTCAAGACAATCGTGGCAGGCAACGTGCGAAGACATCGCATCAACGTCGAGAACGGAACGACAAGTAAACGCAAGACAGTGAACGGCATCTGTGCAAACCTTGTTCACTCTTTTGATGGCATTGGTGGCATCTTTGGACTGACTCTGTTGAAGTGTTTGGACAAAGGAGTAAACAATGTCTTTGGTGTGCATGATGCTGCTTCTGTGTTGGCGACCGACTGTGACCTGTTCAACAAAGCAGTGCGTGAAGCCACCGTTGAAATCTTCAGTGAAGACTGGTTGGGAAAAATCGAAGAAATGTTCTTGACCCTGTTGCCATCTGGAGTACACTTACCTCCCGCTCCCCAACGTGGGGATTTGGATATCACCAAGGTGTTAGAGTCACCTTACTACTGGAATTGAAAGGATTCCCTATGCGACGTACTCTTACCAAGTACACAACCAGCGTGGGCATTGCCCGTTACCCGCACCTGTCTGAACCGGACACCAAGTTCGACGAAGACGGCGTTTACACCACCCAACTGATTCTCGATGTTGATGATGTTGAAGAGTTGGAAGGCATGATTGAAAACGCCAAGAACGAGTTGGCTGACGAGATCCGATCTCAAAAGCCCAACACCAAATTCAAAGATGGTGCAAGTCCAATCACCGAACACGACGAAGATGCAACCAAGCGAATCGTCAAGTTCAAACTCAAAGCCAAGGGTGGCAAAGGTTCCGAGACTTGGGACCAAAAGCCAGCCATCTTCGATGCCAAGGCAAAGCCCTTTACCGGCAGCGAGAACATCGGGGGCGGAAGCAAGATCAAAGTGTCCTGCGAGATCGTCCCCTACCACACTGCATTGGCTGGCCTCGGTGTCTCACTCCGACTCAAGGCTGTGCAAGTGATCGATCTCGTGGAGTTCACCGGCAAGACTGGTGATGCTTCGGCTCACGGCTTCTCAGAAGAAGAAGGTTTCGATTCAAGTAGCGTGGAGACTCAGACCTCCCATGCTACCGACGAAGACATCCCCTTCTGATCAAGTATCCTTTCTCCTCCGTCCAGACGGCTCACACCTAGTCTGGATACCAGTGGAACCTGTCCCTGCCTCAAGACCCCGTGTTACGAGGCAGGGCAGGGTCTACTACGGAAAGAGATACACAGCATTCCGAAAACAAGTGGAGACTTTGAAGGATGCATCGACACTGCCAGACATGTTCCCCCTCAGTGGGTGGATGACCATGTTCGCCAGTTTTTACTTGCCTTCTCCCAAGAAGACAAATAGATTGGCCCCCCGTGGTGACGTTGACAACTTCTTCAAAACCCTCGACTCGTTCAATCGGTTCTTGTGGTACGACGATGATCAAATCATTTGTTCAACCACCACGAAGCAATACGGGGACACCCCCGGCATCCTGATTGGAGTGAAAGAAGTTGAGCGAATTCCTCAGACACGAGCCTTGTCCCAAGTGTGGGAGTAAGGACAACCTCGCCCGTTACAGTGATGGGCATGCTTACTGCTTTGGCTGCGAGTACTACGAACATGCAGACGGGCAGGAACGACAACCAGTGGAGAAACCTAAAGTGGCAAACCTAATTAAGTATGAGATCAAGCATCTCAAGCAGAGAAAAATAGATGAAGACACATGTAAGAAGTGGGATTATGGAGTGGGTAAGTTCAACGGGCAGGCTTGTCACGTTGCCAATTACCGCGACAGTGAAGGCAATGTTGTTGCTCAGAAACTTCGGTTCCGTGACAAGTCTTTTGTCTGGCTGGGAGAAACGACGAAAGTTGGACTCTACGGTTCGCACCTATGGCGGAACGAGGGGAAGATGGTCGTGGTCACCGAAGGGGAACTTGATGCACTGTCCGTCAACCAAGCCTTTGGACTTAAGTACCCATGTGTCTCGATTCCTAATGGATGCAAGTCGGCCAAGCGGCTCATCGCCAAGAACATCGACTGGCTCGAAACTTTTGAAACTGTTGTGCTGTGCTTTGACCAAGATGAGCAAGGCCGTGCGGCTGCCAAGGAGGCGGCGGAAGTCCTAAGCCCCGGCAAGGTCAAGATCGTTACATCACTCGGATTCAAAGACGCGAACGAAGCGTTGATGAATGGCAACTCCAAGGCAATCGTTGACGGAATCTACGGAGCCAAGACCTATCGACCTGACGGTGTGGTGGATGGTGCTGACTGCTGGGATCTGATCACCGAAGAACGCAACATCAAGTCTGTGTCCTACCCGTGGGCTGGACTCAACGAGAAGTTGTTCGGCATGCGTGGCGGCGAGTTGGTGACCCTGACCGCAGGCACGGGTGTTGGTAAGTCATCGGTTGCCCGTGAACTTGCGTACCACCTGATGGGCGTGGGTGAGAAGGTGGGCTACATCGCCCTTGAAGAATCCATCCGTAAGACATCCGAATGTCTGATGGGCATCCACATGGCAAAGCCCCCACACCTGTGGGACGAGAGCATTACGTTGGAGATGAAGCGTGAGGCTTTTGAGAACACCGTTGGCTCCGGCAAGTGTGTGATGTACGACCACTGGGGATCTATTGATCCGAGTAACCTTCTCAATCAAGTGCGGTACATGGCTCGTGCGATGGACTGCAACTTCATCTTTATTGATCACCTTTCCATCGTGGTGTCTGCTCTGAGCGAAGGCGACGAGCGTCGGATGATTGACAACACCATGACCAAGTTGCGGAGCCTGATTGAAGAGACTGGTGTCCACCTGTGCCTGATCTCACACCTCCGCCGTCCAGAGGGTCGGTCACACGAAGAGGGTGGTTCTACTTCTCTTGCCCAACTCCGTGGCTCTCACGCCATCGCACAACTCTCTGACGCAGTGATTGGCTGCGAGCGGAACCAGCAGGACGATACGAACGCCAATCACTTGACCTTGCGTGTTCTGAAGAACCGTTATGCTGGCGACACGGGCGAAGCCTGCACTCTGGAGTACGGTCGTGAGAACGGGCGACTTCTTGAGTGGGTTCCACCCGATATCGTTGAGGTTCCGAATGGCGAGTAAGCGTTACGAACGCATCAGGAATATGGGCTTCAGCCGCTGCCGAAAAGGGCTGGAGTTCCATCCTCCTGTTGACATGAAAACAGTTCAAGATGTAGAAGGAGCGAAAGGTGCGGAGTACTGCGACATGCCTTGGAAGGGCGAGCCGTATCCATACACCAAGATCGCCAAGCACATCAGCGAACAAGAAGGGCGACCAATTACGAGACAGCGTGTGGAGCAGATTGAAAAGTACAGCCTGATCCCACGACTCAAGTTGGGTCTGGTACAAATACCAGAGATTCGTGATCTACTTATCGAGATGGGATACAAGCAGCAAGTAAAGGAGATTCTGAAGTATGCCGAAGAAAATAATCTTTGACATAGAGACGAATGCAATCAAGGACTTCAACACACTGTGTGGCCTGAAGACTTGTCATTGCATTGCCATGAGCATCGACGGTGAAGACCCCGTGATCATGGACAACGGTGATGCACTGCAACTGATGCAGGAAGCAGAGATGCTGATCGGGCACAACATTATGAAGTTTGATCTTCGTGCCCTCAAACGTTTGTACCCCGACTTCAACTACCAAGGCGAAGTGCGAGACACTCTGGTGATGAGCCGACTGTTGTTCGGGGATTTGATGTCAACTGATCATCAGTCCATTGAGTTCCCAAAGAAACTAATGGGTAGTCACTCACTCAAAGCGTGGGGTGTCAGGCTGGGCATCCACAAAGGCGACTTTGGTGAAGACACTGATTGGTCATGCTTCACGCCGGAGATGGCTGAGTACTGCAAACAGGACGTAGCGGTAACCGCTGCTCTCTGGAAGCGGATTCAAGAGGAGGATCCTGACTTCCGCCCCACCCAACTGGAACACGACTTCGCGGCAATCATTCACGCACAAGAGATCAACGGATTCGTGTTCGACGGAGAAAGGGCTAGAGCCTTACACTCCACGCTGCTCGATGAGAAGTGCCGCATCAAAGAGCAACTTCAAGAAGTCTTCCCCCCAGCCATCATCCAGTTGAAGACAAAGACAAAAGAAGTACCGTTCAATCCCGGTAGTAGAAAGCAAATCGCGGAGAGACTGATTGAGAAGTATGAGTGGGAACCTGCTGACTACACCGAATCTGGACAACCCAAAGTAGATGAAACAGTACTAGCGTCCCTCCCTTACCCCGAGGCCAAGTTGGTTGCCAGATACTTGCTTGTCAACAAGCGTCTGGGCCAACTGGCCGAGGGGGAAAACGCATGGCTTAAGTTGGAGAAAGGGGGGAAGATCCACGGCTCTGTGAATCCATGTGGTTGCGTATCTACGCGATGCACACACAGCAAACCCAACATGTCTCAAGTCCCCAGCGTAGGCTCCCCGTGGGGTAAGGAGTGTCGTGAACTCTTCACGGTGGAGCCGGGAAACGTGTTGGTTGGTGCAGATATGAGTGGGTTAGAGTTGCGTATGTTGGCCCACTATGTTCACCCGTATGACCAAGGTCGATACACTGCCGAAATACTTGATGGCGATATCCATACAGCAAACCAAGAGGCGGCGGGACTTGAGACTCGCAACCAAGCCAAGACCTTTATCTATGCCTTTTTGTATGGAGCGGGTGATGAAAAGATTGGCTCCATCGTTGGCGGTGGTCGTACTGCTGGTCGCCGCATCAAAAAACAGTTTCTTCAGAGAATGCCCGGCATTCAAAAACTACAGCAAGCCATCAAGACTGCGATTCGGCAACGCCCGCATTTGGTGGCCCTTGATGGACGGAAACTGAAGATCAGGTCAGAGCATTCTGCCTTGAACCTCCTTCTCCAGTCGGCTGGGTCAATCGCCATGAAAAAAGCAACAGTTAATCTGTGGTTCTACCTCAATCGGATACCAAGCATCAAAGCAAAACAGGTGGCTCATGTCCACGATGAGTTGCAGATCGAGTGCCGAGAAAGTCAAGGCCACGAGGTTGGTACTTTGGCGGTGGATGCAATGCGAGATGCTGGAGATGACCTTGGTGTCAAGTGCCCTCTGACAGGTGAGTACAAGATCGGTTACAATTGGGCTGAGACACACTGATGGAACTACCCGAAGACAATGAACTGTTTGATGTCCCCGCAGAAGCCATGATCAAGGAACTGCAAAGTCGGTTCGATGAGATGGTGTTCCTTGGGGCCATGAACCTGACCAAGAAAACAGAGGACATCACGGTTGCGTTCAGTGGTTCATACCACGCCGTCATCGGTCTTCTGGAGATTGGCAAGATGGCATCCAAAGCCGGAGGAGCGTTGTCTGAAGATGAAGACCCTGTTGGTTGATGGAGATGTAGTCCTGTACGAAGTCACCACCGCAGTGGAAGAGGCTATCTGCTGGGGCGATGACTTCTGGACTCTCCATGCCGACATGAAGGTGGCACGGGGCAAACTCAACGCCAACCTTGCAGCACTCAAAGAAACTCTCAAGGCCGACCACCTAATCATTGCACTCAGTGATGTCGGTAACAACTTTCGCAAACATCTATCACCTGAGTACAAAAAGCACCGCAAGAAAAAGCGGAAGCCTGTCATTTACTACGAACTACGCGAGTTCTGTGAAGATGTCTACGACTGTGTTTGCTGGGACAATCTGGAGGCGGACGATGTTCTTGGCCTCCTGTCCGACTCGTATGTCAATTCAACAATCGTGACCATCGACAAGGACTTGCGAACCATCGCGGGTAGTCACTACAACCCAATGAAACCGGATGAAGGTGAAACATGGGTGGATGGTAAAGAAGCAGATTTCAACTTCTACAAGCAAAGTCTGATGGGGGATCTGGTGGATGGCTACAAAGGCTGTCCCGGCATCGGTCCCAAGACGGCTGAACGCCTGCTCAAAGAGCATGGCTCCTCGTGGGAAACAGTCCGTGACGCATACCTAAACGCTGGCGAGACAGAGGATTACGCTCTCCTTCAGGCTCGCATGGCTCGGATCCTCCGTCCCGGCGAGTACAACGAGCGAACTGGAGAACCAATCCTATGGCAACCGTGAACCGTGCTGAACTACTGCAAATCCATTCTGAGGTCTGTAACAAGGCCAGACGGCTTATGGAACGCAAAAACCATGACTATAGCGGCGGGGACAACCAAGAAGACCCATTTCTCAACTTCACAAGGGTAGAAAAGTTAGGAATCACCACCACAGAGCAGGGCTTCTTGGTTCGGATGACTGACAAAGTCAGTAGACTCATCACGTTCTGTCAGACTGGAACCTTCAAGGTAGAGGACGAAAAACTTGAAGATACCATTACTGACCTAGTTAATTACTCCATCCTCCTGTACGCCTACTCTATGGGCACTAATAAGGACACCTCTACGGAATGAACGATTCAAATACCCCCTCAAATGACATTCCCAGCGAATTTCAGTCAGGTAACTGGCCTGCTATTCCTGAATCAATTATTACTCGTTTGAACGAGTGTTTCCCCGAACGATCCGCTGATTTGACATGGGACGAGAAGCAAGTTTGGTTTGCGTCCGGTCAGAGAAGCGTTGTTCGCTTTCTCAATCAAGTGTTCTTAGAACAGAACGAAACAGTCCTATAAGGAGTCAACTATGTGTGTAGGTGGTGGTGGCGGTGGTCGCCCTTTATTTCAACCGACCCCCATAACTCCCGTGGCTCCTCCAATGCCTCCGGATCAAATCAACTTGCAGGGTGTTCCCACTATGGCTCTCCAGCAAATGATGGGACAGGCTCGGGCAAAAACTCAGTCAGAACTGCGTCGTGGTAACCGTCGTTTGGGTAGCCGACGCATGATGACTATTCCAAAGAGTAACTATTGATGTATCAGACAGGCACTATGAGAGGACAGTACGAGAGAATGGCAGCACGCCGCTCTATGTACCTTGACCGTGGGCGTGATTCGTCGCGTCTCACCATTCCGACATTGCTGCCTGACGCTGGTAACAACGAAGCCACCAAGTTCGCTACCCCGTATCAGTCCGTTGGTGCGAGAGGTGTGAACAATCTAGCCTCTGCTCTTCTTCTTTCTCTACTCCCTCCCAACGCACCATTCTTCCGACTTATCCTCGATGAAGGTGAGGAGAGGAAGATTGAGGGCATTGACCCAACCATTCTCTCGGAGGTAGAGGATTCTCTTTCTCAAATCGAACGGGCCATCAACAAAGAGATCGAAGGCGGCAACATGCGTGTCTCTCTCTTTGAAGGACTCAAACATTTGATTGTAACTGGCAATGTGCTGATGTACATGCCAGAGGATCTACC